ACCATGTCTGTGAAAATCCTTCTGCGGCCCTGTTGACGTCTTCTATTACGTAGTACCTTTTGAGAGCAATAGGAACACTTTCATCTAAGGAGTAATCTTCCTTCATGTGTGGGAATTCTAAAACATCACCCGACATCGGTTTCCTACCAATTCTTTCCACCACATCATTCAAATGCACGGTCAAAAACAGTGTGTCATTTTGCAAGAACATTCCAAACTGTGACAAATTAAAATCTGCGTCTTGCACATTGTAAATTCCCCTGATAGTATAGATATCAGTAGAATATTTCCTGTCTCTGTTTTCTAAAAATAACAGATCTTGTATGGTTGTTTCATTGAGATCAGACCCGGTTACTCTGGGCTGACTAGGTGACGCTGGACCGTCTTTGTTTGTGTCTCCCTGATCGTATGGACCCAAATATTTGTGAAAATGTAAATCGGTACCACCCACAGTGAACATCTCCTTGATGTTCCTATCGAAGAATTTGTAATCATTGCCCTTTTCAGGCTTGAAAATGGATAGTCTTGGCATATCACACATATTTATTGCCAAGGCAAAGGCTATAAATATGAGTATGTCAGAACTACAAACAGGTCAACAAGAGATATTTGATTACGTTAAGAACAACCTAGGTGATGGGATGATCGACGTGGAATTGGACCCAAAACACTATCAAACGGCGCTGGAAAGAGCAATCAATAAATTCAGACAGCGATCATCAAATGCGGTCGAGGAATCATACGCATTCCTAGAGTTAAAGAAAAATCAAAATACATACATCTTACCGGATGAGGTTATAAATGTCAGAAATCTGAACAGAAGGACTGTGGGATCAAGAACGGAAGGCGGTGAGGGCGGTACGCTATTCGAACCTTTCAATCTGGCATACACAAACACATACTTGCTCAGAGCCGGTGCCACAGGAGGACTTGCAACCTACTACGCTTTTGCAAGTTATCAGGAACTAGTGGGCAAGATGTTTGGTAGTTTCATACAGTTCCACTATGACAACGCAACTAAGAAATTAACCATCACACAGAGACCAAGAGCAGACAACGAGACTGTGTTGATGCACACTGATAATTTCAGACCTGACATAACGTTGTTCAAAGATATATATTCCAAGCCATGGATCAGAGATTACACGCTAGCCGTCGCAAAAGTAATGCTTGGCGAGGCCAGAGGAAAATTCAACACCATTGCGGGTCCTCAGGGAGGCACCACGCTTAACGGCGATGCACTAAAGAACGAAGGACAGGCCGAGATGGAAAGACTGGAATCCGAGATAGGCAATTTCCAAGAAGGTGGAACACCACACAGTTTTGTTATTGGTTAATTGACCAAGATTTCCATTTAAATACCCTGCAATGAAAAAATCCAATTACAAGAAATACTCTGACCTCTCGCTAGATGAACTGGAAACGTTGGTAGAGGAGTTGGAAATCATGAGCATAAAGGCGTTGAAAGAACGCAAGAAGACCTTGAGAGCATCAATATTGAGGTCTGTGAGAAAAGCAATCAAAGAGATTGAAAAACGTCTAAAAAAATAGTATAATAAACCTTATGCTGATAGGTGTAGTAGGTTTAATAGGTTCTGGCAAAGGCACTGTGTCTGACAGGCTGGTAGAACAACACGGATATCAAAAAGACAGTTTCGCTAAGAGTCTCAAAGATGCCGTGGCCGCCATGTTCAATTGGGATAGAAATTTATTAGAGGGCGACACTGACGCCAGCAGGCAATGGAGAGAACAGCCAGATGCGTTCTGGAGTGAAAAACTTGGAAAGCCCGTGACCCCTAGGTGGGTGTTACAGTACTTTGGAACTGAAGTGATGCGTGGACAGATGTACGATGCAATTTGGGTAGACGGTTGCATTGGAAGATACAACGGTCAGAACACAGTGATTGCAGATGTTAGATTCCCCAATGAAGTAAAACAGATCAGAGAACATGGGGGTAAAATTATACTGGTAAAAAGAGGATCCGATCCCGACTGGTTCGTTGATTATGTTGAAGGTAATATTGAGCCAAAAGGCATACACAGTTCAGAATATGCATGGGCCAAAGAAGAATTTGATTTCATTATTGAAAACAATCAAAGTAAAGAGGATTTGTATAAAAAAGTTGACGAATTAGTCGTCGGCAATAAGATCGCCCATTCTCCAACCGAGCCTTCGGATCCCTTGCAACCTTTGGCAATTGGCGCAAATAGTTTTTAGATTAGTGGACACGGTATTACGCATATTGCCATCCACAAAAAAAACATCCAACTGTGTATTTTCCACAGCCTTGAATCCACATAACTCACATTTCTTATGCTTTTTGTATCCAGAACGTTGTAAAGCAGTCACTCCCCCGACATTCTTGCCTGCCGACTTTCTGATGCAGGTATCACACTGACTACGCCAATAAACCTTGTCATTTCGCCTATAGGCATAGGCTCTAGGCTTGGACTTGCAAGTCTTACACAAAGGCCTATCTCCGTATCGCATATGCTTATTTACGTTACCTATATAGGTACCTCAAAATGGTAAAATTATGTCTATAAAACCGTATGATATTATAAATAACAAAGTATACGTAAACACTTGCAAGGAGAATACGAAAAATGGCTTTAACATCACCAGGAGTAGAAGTTTCAGTAATAAACGAAAGTTTCTATGTACCATCAGATGCGGGTACTACACCACTATTCATAGTAGCATCATCACAGGACAAGAGCAACGGTGCGGGCGACGGCACAGCGGCAGGGACAACAACTGCTAATGCCAACACTGCATACTTGATCTCGTCACAGAGAGAATTAACAGAAACATTTGGAGACCCTAAGTTTTATCAAGATGCTTCAGGAAATTCATTACACGGTTATGAATTGAATGAATGGGGACTACAAGCGGCATACAGTTTCTTAGGAGTTGCCAACAGAGCATACGTTCTAAGAGCAAATGTAGACACAGCAGAATTAATCGGAAGTGCTACAGCGCCAACGGCGGCACCAACAGACGGAACATACTGGTTTGACCTTGCATCAAGCAGTTATGGTTTATTCGAGTGGAGTCAAACTGATCAGAAATTCACAGCAAAAACACCAATATTGATTACATCAGTTTCTAACCTGGTAGGAAACACATCAACTGGTGCTCCGAAACAATCAATCGGAAACCAAGGTGACTATGCTATTAACACTACACACGTGAGCAACAAGATATACTACAAAAACTCAAGCAACGAATGGAAACAATTAGGTTCAACTGATTGGCACACATCACACCCAGTAGTAACAGTTGCCTCAGGTACTACAGTAACATCAGGTAACACTTTTGTAATGAACGGTGTGACTATAACAACTTCAGGAACTACACTTTCAAACGTTGCGTCAGTTATCGGATCAAACGTTACTAACGTGACTGCGAGTGTGAACAGCACAACAGGTAACCTAGAGATCTTCCACAACGGTAAGGCACTAGGTGACTCAACAGGTGGCACTGGTACAATAAGATTTGAAGAAGGTAATGGTGTACTTGCTGAATTAGGAATCACGGCAGGTGTCAAAAATGGTCCTAAATTTTTACAAGCGGCCCACACTTCAAGGCCAACTTGGAAGACTGCGGACGAAAACAGACCTAACGGTTCTATTTGGTTCAAGACAACTTCAGCAAACTCGGGGGCGAACATAGTTGCAAAACTTTACAGTTCAGCGAGTGCGAGCTTTGGCACAGTAGCATCTCCATTATACGCTACCAACCATTCAGCGATCTACAACTTAGATCCAGCAAATGGTGGAACTGGTATATCAACTGGTGCACTTTATACCCAATTCAACATCACTGAAGAGAGCATGACAGCGGCGGATGCCTCTGACACTACACCAAACGTGGGTGACTTCCAGATCTTCAGATACGAAGGTGGTGAAACGATTATTAGTTCCAAGACAACATCTCCAAGTTTCACAGCAGGTGAGACGTTCTCAGTTCAAGAATCTATCAAGAACCAAGAAGCGTTAGACACTGCTAAAACTGTGACAATGATCTCAGGTGATGGTTCTACGCTAGGCGATGCTGACGATTTCGTCACAGCATTCTCAACAGCGGGATTCACTAACTTGGAAGCGTCAGTAATCACATCAGGAGAGTACACCGGTGCTATCAGCATCAAACACAAACTCGGTGGTGAATTTAGAATGGTGGACACACAAGGTACACCATTGGCAGATGCTGGATTCAGCACAACAACTGCACACAGTTACGGTGGATACGATTCATTAGACACTGCATTGATCGATAATTTATATGATGCACCAACTGGAGAGTCTTTAGACTCATCAGCAAACAACGCCATTGTTGCAAGTAACTGGAAGAGATTGAGTTACACTGCGTCAGTGAGTGCACCAACCAATGAGCCAACAGATGGCACACTTTGGTATGACACTAACATCGACTCAGCAGATATACTTGTACACGATGGTACGTCATTCAGAGGTTACGTGAATGTGTACTCTAACACGGATCCAAATGGACCACAGTTCAGCGCAACTGCGCCAAGCACTCAGTCAGACGGAACTGTGCTTGTAAACAATGACTTATGGATCGACACAAGCGATTTAGAGAACTATCCAAAACTTTACAAATACAACACTTCGGCTACTTTGAGCTCAACAAACACAGCCAACCAAGTTGCAGTGACTACATCAGGTGCGGCATGGGAACTTGTTGACAAAGCAGATCAAACAACTGAAGATGGTATTGTTTTTGCAGATGCTAGATGGCATACCACTGCTGACAGTAATGCAAACAACAACACAGGCGCAGGAACAGGTTCATCAATAAAAGATCTATTAAGTGACAACTTCCTAGATCCAGATGCTCCAAACCCAGCGTTATACCCACAAGGTATATTGTTATGGAACACTAGAAGAAGTGGTTACAATGTTAAGGAATACAAAAACAGTTACATCACAACAACGAAATATCCAGGCTCAGGAAGTTCTGGATTAGGTAACATCAGAACAAGCAACGAGAGTGTTGCAGGTTACTACCCAGACAGATGGGTGACTAAATCTAGCAACAACGCAGACGGTTCTGGATCTTTTGGTAGAAAAGCACAGAGAAAAGTTATCGTAAATCAACTTAAATCTGAGATAGACACCAACCAAGCGATCAGAGAAGACCAAAGAGGTTACAACGTGATTGCTACACCTGGTTACCCAGAAGTGATCGCGAACATGATTAACTTGAACACAGACAGAAACAACACAGCATTTGTGGTAGGTGACACACCTTTGAGACTGACTGGTACATCTACTTCAATACAGAACTGGGCAAACAACACAGCCGGTGCATTAGACAACGGTGAGGATGGCCTAATAAGTGCAAGTGATTACTTGGGTGTGTTTTATCCATCTGGTTTAACTACAGACAACACAGGTAAATCAATTGTTGTTCCACCATCACACATGATGTTGAGGACATTAGCGAACAACGACAACATCGCTTTCCCATGGTTCGCGCCGGCAGGAACAAGAAGAGGTGTCGTCGACAACGCTACATCAGTTGGTTACATTGACACGGCGTCTGGTGAATTCGAAACGATATCTGTTACGGAGTCAGTGAGGGATTCAATGCATGAGGTTAAAGTTAACCCAATCACTTTCTTCTCAGGTGCAGGAATTGTAAACTTCGGCAACTTGACTAAGACATCAGCAAGTTCGGCGTTAGACAGAATAAACGTTTCAAGATTAGCAGTGTATCTAAGATCACAACTTGATGCAATCGCTAAACCGTT